CAGCGCTTCCCGGCTGTCCACCTTGAAACAGCGGTACAGTTTCGAGATACGCGGGTTCATGTGCGTATCGAAGAAGTATCCACTCGGCCGCGTCGCGTTGCCGAACAGAAATTGCATCGGCTCTCCGTCCGTAAGACCGCCGTCCTGCGTCTCGAAGATGTTGCGCTCGATCGCGGACGCCTCGTCGTTGATGTAGAACGACGTGCTGTCCACCGCGTGTTGGCCGGCAAACGCCTCGGGCATCTCTTTCCGCCACGGGATCGCATCCGTTCGCCACGTGGTCGGATGCTGCTTGTGGACACGACGGAGCGAGCCGCGCGAGGCGTAGAGGTTGAACCAGCGCGAAGTCATGCCGCGCTTGTGCCACTTGGCGATCTCGGCCCACGTCTTGGTCTCTAGCTGCGGACTTGAGTTGGCTGTGACGATGCCGCGGCTGTGCGGCCGGGTGGATTGGATGAAGTCTACGATCCAGGCGACTAGGCCGCTCTTGCCCACGCCGTGCCCGGCGCGCGTCGTGTAGCGCATGGGCAGGACAGAAGCTGTGCCATCGAACCCACGCTTGCGGATATCCTGGCCCCATGCTTCGAGGAAGTCGATTTGCCAGAGATCCGGGCCGTGATGGTGTTCGAGATCGCCCTTGCCCCAATGGTAATTGAACAGCACGAAGCCGAGCGGATCGGCGAAGAATTGGCCCATGAGCGCGGCCAATTCGCGGTCCGGGTCGAAGTTGTCGAAGTTCGAGAGCATGGCGCTAAGACATGCCCTCCCGGTCGAACACAGCCGGGATGCGCGCCGCGTCGCTGGCAAGCCTACGTTCGAGGCGCTTCCCAGCCTTCTCGCCGAAAGACCCATCAGCGTTGCGCGGGATCGCCGGGCCGATACCCTGCAACAGCACGTCGTACCGGCCTTGCGCTGCGTAGCCGTCCACGTCCTCGCCTAGCACCTCAATCGTCGCGATGTCTGCGGTCAGGTGGCTCGTGACCTCACGCGGCGGATCGCCGGCCGCGAACCACTTCTTGACGGGGCAGATCTGCACGTGGCCGTCCGCGCCTTCGACCAGCACGGCGGGAGGCTTGGCGTCGAACGAGATCGCCAGGACCGTGATGCCTTTGGTGACGATCATGACCACCACTCCCCAAGCGCCTTGAGGATTGCGAAGCCGGCGACGCAGCAAGCCACGACGAGGAATATTCCGATCATGCCCAGCCCCTGCGGATCGCGTAGAGCACCCAGAGATCGCGCTGGTTCGGCCCGCCAACGCCGATGCCGACCGCGGCCCAATGGGCTGCGTTGGCGTGGGTTCGATAGTCGAGCCATGCCCAGCGGAAGAACCGGATGACGGGAAGCCGCAACGGCCACGAAGCGGGCAGGATTTCCCAACCGTGGCGCTCGCCATCGGCGCGCCACTTCGCGTCTTCATCGGCTCGTAATATGTTGTCGTTCATTCCAGCCCCGCCCGCTTGCGCCCGTCCCGAATGGCTTGAGCGATGTCCACCAGTGCAACCACGCCGTCGTCGCCGCCGAGCATCTTATGAATACGGGCGAGCGCGATCAGAGCTTGCAGCTTGTCGCCGACCTCCGCTTCCATCTTCAGCACTTGCTTCGGATCGTCGGGATCATCGCCGGGCTTGTACTGGACCTCGCACTTGAATTTCTTCAGGCCGGCAAGGTCCGCCTCGTCAGCCCGCGAGAAATCGAGGTACGCCGAGCCATCGGCCTGCACGACCATGATGCGCCCGAGGCTCGCGAACGCGACTTTGGCAAGCTCGTCCTCGATGCGCTTGGGCGTCGCCTGAATGCGCCGCATCCGCCCGTCGAGCAGCGTCTTGATGACTTCGTTGACGGCCGGCTTGTTGTAGAGTTGATGTGCGCCCGCACTGATGGTCTTCGAGTTGACGGACTTGCCGTAACCGGCATCCTTGTACGCCCGGCTGACATTCAGCGTGCGCATGTAGGAATGCACGAACAGCTTTTGCCTGTCGTTCAGCCCGGCTTCTGCAACGATAAGCCGCTCTTCTTCCTCGATACCGTCGAGGGGCTGGCCGGCTCTTTCGGCTGTGGTTCTCACGGCCGCGGCTCCCACGTCACCACGTCTTGCGGCGTGACGAACACCTGAGCCGGCGTGTGCGTGCCGTCCGAGATCACGGCCACGTCGTGATAGGTCAGCAGCGCTTCTCCGGTCAGCAACTCGAATGTGATGCGGTCCGCGCCGCGGAAGACGCCACGCGGGAACATCGAGCCGCGCGGGATGTCCGGCACGCGCACGGGATCGCGATGCAGTACGATGGGCGCGCCGCCGTTGCCTTCGGTCGCCTTCATGATCTGGGCTCTTCAGATAGCGCGACGACAAGTTCGTCTCGCAGCGTCTCGGCCGAGTCGCGAGAGATCAGACAGGCCGCAACAGGCTTTCCGTCCTGGATGATCGCCAATCGGAAATACGAACCTTCGGCGTCAAGTTCATCCATCCCGTTGACGGGGCCGAATAGCCAGACGCTTCCCGTGTTCGCCTTCACGGCAGCACCCACCGGAACGCGGAACCGGGCTCACCACCCGTTCGGCGGATCAGGCCGGCTTCCGTGGCCGTGCGCAGGAGCGGCAACGCCTCGCGCATCGAGCAGCAGCGGATGCGCATAACATCAGCGACGGTCACGCCACCGGGGCGCGCCGCCAGCTTTGGCAACGATCGCATAGTCGTCTCGTGTGTCCCAACACGGGCAAGACCATGCAGAGCGCGATTCAAGAGCGCAAGGGGGTGTTCACAAAAGAAATGACCCGCAACGCCGAAGCGCGCGGGCCAAGTCTAGGGAGGAAACGCCCAAGGGGCTATTGGTTGTTAGGTCTGATTTGGCGCGTCGTCAAACTTGGAAATCCTCTTATCCAAGATTTCTAGATAGCCGCCCATCATCTCCTCTTGTGCCCTCATCAGATTGTCCGAGCGCGGGTCGCTCGCGTTGAACGCGCGTAGGCGTTCGAGCTTGTCGGCCAATTCTCGGCGTTCCATGCGAACCCGCTCCCTGTAGTCGGGGGCCGGAACGGCAGCCACCGATGCCGGAGACGGCCCGCCGTCCGCCGTGACGTGGCTGGCGAGCACCTCCGAATACCCCGCCTCGAACACGTCCTTGGGCGACCACGACAGATAAACGCCGTCGTAGCGGACGAGGTAGTCGCCGCCGTCCGAGTTCATGCCCGGCTCTGTATTCGGCCGCTTGAAGCCCGGCGGAACATTCACCAGCAGGTTCCCGCCCTTCGGGTCAGCAATCCATACCTGCCCCGATCCGTCCGCCTTGAACTCTGCCGCAACAATCGGGGCGGCTTCGACAATCTTATGGCACTGGTATTGCTTCATAACGCAGTCTCCATTTCTCGGATTAATCTTTCTCGCAACACAGACCCTGCTATGTTGATCGCGTTATAGCTACGCGTAACCCATTGCAGATTGCAACGTCTATTATCGAGCGTGTCGCCGTTCTTATGATCCACCACCATATTGAGCAGCGTCGGCGGCCCGTAAGCTCGCCGCGCCACTTCGCGGTGGAGGAACAGCGTTCGCCCGCAGAGCGTCTTGCGAGCGTAGATGCCGGCAGGGCGGGCAATGACGCCCGTCTCCGGGTGCATGTCGCCCGACCCGTAGGTGTGGCACCAGAGGCCGCTACCGAGGCCCCTGGCCCATTCGTGGTCCTGGCGGTCGAGCCAGCACCCGATGTCGATGCGATCGGACAGCGACAGCCAGAGCGCATCGTCTGGGCGCTCGATCCGCAGGGTGCGCGGGTCGAGCCAGCAGGACATGCGGTCTAGGCGCTACGCCTCCCGTCCCGCCGGATCGCTTCGTCTACGAACCGGTCATCCCGCACGGACCCGGCCAGCGTGACCGTGTGGCGGGCGTTGATGGAGCGGCCGACCTTGCGGCGTAGCTCTTCTGCCATGGCGGCCCGCGGCGCGAGCGCGTCGCGAGGCTTGGAGAGCTTGGACGAGGCGACCATCAGCACGCCCCCAACAGGGCGCGCACGTGCTCGCCGATTACCGCCTCCGTCTTGAGCCGCACGTGCAGGCGGTAGCCGACGCCAGCAAAGCGGAGTGCTCTCTTCAACAGAGCCGGGTCCGCCGGAACGTTCGGGAAGCCGATCGCCGCTTCGTCGGCCTCCACGGATGACGAGCACTCAGCACCGAGGACGGCGGCATGGTGGCCGTAGCACAGGCGCGGATACACGTTGATCCAGCACTCACGCATGGCCACGCCCTCGCCGTCCGCCGGGAGGCTCAGGAGCCAATATGCCCATCACGGGCGGGCATGGCGCGGGCTCGTACTCCCAGAACCGCCACTGCCCGTTGGGGTCTAGCTGCCACTCGCCGCGCCACTCGCGACGCCGCTTCTGACTGACTGGAATGGGCTCTTCACCCAACGGCGTTCCATCGCCCAACCCGAGCAGCCGGCGCAACACGCCAGGGCTGCACACGGTATCCGTGCGCCTCATCGTAACGTCTCCGTTTGGTCCCGGAGACAGGGAATCACGGTTCTTGCCACTCTGTCAAATTAGGACTGAAGTCTTTATCTGTCCCTAACGTTACATATTTATCACGAATAATAATAAGCATTTCATAAGCAGATTGAAAAAAGCGCTTTTATCGTTGGTAATCAGCATCTTAGCTATTAATAGCCATATAAATATAACCCTCTAAGACGCAAATGGTTAGTCTCATATATATTCAGGTAGATGAATATGACCGTTGCTCGGCCTATGTTTCTCGCACCCCCCGCTATTTACAGCGCAATAGGTACCTAAGCCGAGACGCCAACAGCGAAACACCCCCCTAGTTCAAAGTCGTTCCAAACTGCAAAATCGACGCTTCCCGAGGAAATGCTCAGTGTGTTAGCTTACGTTTGCCGTTAACGATGGGGTTTCGGATGAGGCAGCAGAGCGAGCAGCACAGGGAAGCGCGGTTGCTCAGCACATTCCAGGCGCTTGTGGCGCGTGCAGAGGACGACATTCTTGCCGAACTCAAGCACCCGCGGCGCATGGCGCTGACGGTGAACGACGACCGCAAGGCGCGATGGGCGGCCGTGCAACGGCTGATCCTGATGGGCCGGGTCAAGGTGCTTGTACCCGAGACGAAGCGGTTGACGCGGCGTGACCCGCCGGGCGGTGGAAAGCGTCGGGAGCGGCTTGAGATCCGCGTGTACCTGCCAGAGGCTGACGCGATCGACGGGAACGAGGAGATGGCAGAAGAGGAGCGGATCTGATGGCCGTTTACGTCGATCCCGCCGTTCACCCGTTCGGCCGGATGATCATGTGCCACATGTGGGCGGACAGCCTCGAAGAACTGCTGGCGATGGTCGATCGCATCGGCGTGCAACGAAAGTGGATACAGGGCCACCCGACGCTATCGTGGGGCAAGCATCGCCTCGCGTCCTGGGTCCACTTCGACATCGCGAAGGAAAAGCGAGCCCTGGCCGTCGCGGCTGGCGCGATCGAGACGGACAAGTTCGGCCCGCTCGAATGGAAGGCCCGGCAGCAGTTGGTGTCCGACGAGCCGCGCATCGTCGCTGTTGGGCGCAACAGGCTCAAATCGGTGGAAGCGTGCCGTGCGATACGGGCCGGCACAACGTCGGAGAGGATTGCCGCCAGGGCCGATTGACAGCCCGTCAATAATCGTGACACGCTCCGGTTGGGACCAGGAGACGAGACGATGCGATTCTCAGCAGAGGCAAGCCGCGATACGTTTGTGGCTAACGTAGAGGGATTTGACTGCCCGATCGGGCTCTCGAACCTCATCGACCTGTCGGAGCGGTTCCGTCCGCGACAGCCGGCAGAGGCCGCAGCGCAGGCCCAAGAACCGGATACTGATTTCCAGGCGCATGTTGACCGCCTGTTGGCCGAGAAGCCGCCCCAGTGGCTGGAATTCGCGTTCTGGGGCGTAGTCACCGTCATGTTCACAGGCGGCGTGCTCGGGATTTGCGCGTGCCTTTACAGCTAGCGCATACCCTCACCTTGGGACCGAAACGGACAAGATGGGGGCTTCGTGCCTAGCTTTGACGCCGACGCAGTGCGGCGGGACAATCCGCTGTCCGAATACCTGCCCAAGCGCGGGATCAAGCTGACCGGCGGCGGCTCGGAGTGGACCGCCTGCTGCCCCTTCCATGCCGAGGGAACGCCGTCTTTCACGGTGTACCGCGGCCGGAAGGGGACGCAGGAGTTCCACTGCTTCGGCTGTCCCGCCAAGGGCGACGTGATCGACTTCGTCCAGCAATACGACGGGGTCGATTTCACGGGCGCTTGCGAGATCCTGGGCGGCACGCGCGAGGAGGTCCGTCGCGAGGCGGCACCCGCGCCTGTTGAGCGCGCGGACATCTATGCGGCGTGGGTGGCGAAGCTCCCGCCTGGGAACGCGCCGCCGATCGTGGCAGGCAAGCGGACGCCGCCGATCGTCAACCCGAAGCGGCCCGATCGCCCGCCGCCGCAGTACACACCGATATCGGTATATCCGTATCGGCTCAGTAACTCGCAGGTCATCGGCTACGTGCTGCGGGTCGAGATCCGTGGTCGCAAGCTCACGCCGCTCGTGCTGTGGTGCGAGAACACGGAGACGGGCGAGGTCGGCTGGTGCCACCGGCCGTTCACCGGGCCGAGGCGGCTGTACAATCTGCCGGCCTTCGCTGAGCGGCCCGACGCCCAGGTGCTTGTTGTCGAGGGCGAGAAATGTGCCGATGCCGCGGCGCGGCTGCTGCCCGGCGTGGTCGCGACTTGCTGGCAGGGCGGCGGCAAGGCGGCCGGGAAGAGTGATTGGAGCCCCGTGCGCGGGCGTGAGGTCCTGATCTGGCCCGACAATGACCCCGCCGGCGTCGAGGCCGCCCACGAGGTCGCGCGGCTGTCCCACGCGGCCGGCGCGGAGCGCATCAGGATCATCGACCCGCCGGGCGACGAGCAAGCCAAGGGGTGGGACATCGCCGACGCCGAGGCGGCGGGCTGGACCAGGGCCGACGTCCTGCGGTTCGCCCGAGCCGGGGCCAGGGACTGGACGCCGCCAGCGGCCGAGGCCCCGCCGATCGCCGCGAGCGCGCCACCGCCGCCCCGCCAGGAGAAGCGCGCCGCGCGCCCGGCGCTGAAACAGGTGGCGCAAGAGAAGATCCAGGCCGAGCCGGACGAGCGGCCGTCAGCCAAGGTTGTACCGCTCCGCGCCATCCAGGCCGATCCCGGCGACTACGAAGACGGGATGCACTGGCGGTCGTACCTTGAGCTTAACGAAAACGGCCTGACCAAGCCGAAGCTGATGACGAACTTCGTCACGTTCCTACAGCGTCACCCGCAGATGCGCGGCGTGCTCACGAAGAACGCTTTCACCGCGCAGACGATCATCGCGAAGCGGCCGGCATGGGATCGAGGCGCGGGCGAGTGGCGGCCACGCAAGCTCACGGACAATGACGTGACGCTGGCGATGACGTGGCTGGAACGGGCGGGGCTCACGCCGACGCACACCGGCACAGGGACCGCCGTCATGGCCGCGGCCGAAGCGACCAAGATAGACCCAATCCGGGACTATTTCACGGCTCTGCGATGGGACGGAAAGCCACGGCTGCAAGGGATCGACGGACATGCGCCGTGGCTGACACAGTATATGGGCGTCAAGCCGACCAAGAACGAGATTGAACGCGCGTTCGGAATGCGCTGGATGATTGCCGCCGTCGCCCGGAACCTGTCGGAGCGGCCGGACGGCGAGAAGGTCGATAACATGCTTGTGTTAGAAGGCGAGCAATCACGTCTCAAATCGACCGCGCTCGAAGTCCTGGCGACGATCAACGGCGAACGGTACTTCACGTCCGGCATCAGCGACGTTACGTCGAAGGACGGTATCATGCTGATGCAAGGTAACATCATCATCGAGATGGACGAGCTTGTTGCGATCAGCAAGGCGGACACGGAAGTCGTGAAGAGCTTTCTGTCTCGCAAGATCGACAGCACGCGCCTGCCTTACGGCAAGACAGTCACGGACTTGCCGCGCCGGTTCGTTCTTGCCGGCACGATGAACCCACGCGGTCGAGGCTATCTCAAAGACCCGACCGGCGCGCGGCGCTTCTGGCCGGTGTACGTGTCGCAGAGTACTGATATTGCCGCGCTTACGCGCGACCGAGATCAACTCTGGGCTGAAGCTGTCCACCTCTACAGAGCCGGCGTCCCGTGGTGGCTGCAAGGTGATGAAGTCGAACACGCTGCTATCGAACAGCGTAAACGCTTCCAGGCCGATGCTTGGGCTGGGCCAATCGACACGTTTCTTGAGACGCGCGTCGGAAGTAATGCTGATAATGTCACGTTGTCTGAGGTATTCATTGCTTTGTCCATTCCGACGCACATGCAGGATGGGAACAAGGCTGACCGCATCATCTCGCACCTGATCGCAAACGGTTGGGTGAAATACACGAAGATAAGTGGACGTAGAAGGATCGACGCATTCAGGAGGCCGGGGACTAATGGCTAAGCGGCATGGTCTAAACCAGCAACTTTCGTCATTACAGGTGCTTAAGGCCGGAATTGCCGCGGGAGCAATCCAGCAAATAGAATATTACGACAATATGACAGCATTCCATTTAGACGTACTTAACGAAGTCATTTCAACCATAAGTTTTATGAAAGATCACGAGGGCGTGATACGGCAGGCGATCAAACAAACGAAAAATCTTGACGAAACGGACCGCCCTGGATAGGACTCTCCCCGCGCAGCCAATCTGCGTCTCGTTTGGTCCCAACCACGAGGAAACGCCCGCCGCCAGTGATGGCCGCGGGCGTTTTATTTTAGGGCTCTCATTGCCGCATTATTGCGCAACGTCAGGCTCGAATAATCGCAGCCAGCAATGCAATCGCTTGGCGCTTCAGCTTGTTACGCTGCGCTCACGGCGAGACCTGCGCCGCACGCATGGCCGCGGGCGCAGGTTCCATAATGGCACTTATGCGTAAATCAGCCATGCGTTTCGGCATGATTTTCACGCATGGCAACCCGGTAAGTGCCGTGGACAGGTGTCGCGCGCTCAAGATAAACCGATACACCGATATCGGTATTTCAGTTAATACCCCTTCGCCCGGAAGTATACGGTCAGCGCGTCGTCTACCACGTCTTGCATCTTAACATCTTGATCCGCCGCGACTTTTCGAATCGCGCGGTAGTGCGCCTGCTTGACGTAGAGCGAGAGCTTCCGGCGCGCGTTCGGGTCATCGAGCTTCGGCGGCTCCGCGGCCGGCGGTTCGGGCTCATCGGGCACGATAGGCGCGATCTCGCCGAGAGTGCTGCGGGGGCGCTTCATGCCGGGCGCTCCGTCAGCGACAGCTTCGCCCTGGTCCAGTCCCACACCGCTTGGAACTCATCGACCGCGCGCTGTTCCGCGTCGGTCAACCCCGATATCTCGAAAACGGTTTGCCCCGATATCAGTGTTTCGGGAATTACCGATTTCTGATGCACGACGGTATCAAGCACCGGCAGGCGGCTCGCCTGTAGGTATTCGATCGCCTCGCGTTCCGGGCGGCTGGTGTTGGTGACAGCCGCGGAGACCACGACGACGAACGGGACCTTGCTGCCGCGCATAAGAGCTATGAACGGCGGCAGAGCCTTGATGTCATCGGCGGTTGGGCGCATCGGCACGAGCACGATATCGGCGGCCTTGGCCGCGTTGAGCGCGATCGGGCCGTTGAGCGATCCCGGCGTGTCGATGAACACGACTTCCGTCCCCTTGGCCTTCAGGCTCGCCAGGGCCGCGTATAAATGGCGCTCGTTCGGCGATAGCTCGACAGTGACCAGCGGCGGCCCGTGGCCCTGTGCGCCCCGCGTATCGCCCCAATCCCGAGAACCGCCCTGCATGTCCGTGTCGAGGATCGCCGTAGCGAACCCCTGACGATGGGCCGCGACGGCAAGGTGCCGGCAGAGCGTCGTCTTCGACGCCCCACCCTTCTGAGATGCCAGGGTCACAATCCGCATTTACCGATCCTCCGATACACCGATGCACCGACAGGCTGGCAAATGGTTAAGGATTGGTTAACAGCGGATGCCCCCTCCGTCGAACTAGGCCGGCGTGAAGCCGCCGGTCCATGGGCCCAACGGCTCGTCATCGGTACGCTTCTTCGAGGCCGGTGCCGGGGCGTTCGGAACGTCGTCGGGATAGTACCGCGCCTTGGCATCCGCGTAGTGCGCCCGGCAGGCCCACACGCCCGTCTGGCCCTTGTCGTTGAGCCGGAAGATTGAAGTACCACCCCCGTCCTCTGACGGCCCGGCCCCACACATCATACATTTCATCGCCTACTCTCCCGAGTTCGATTTCTTTCCCCTCCGCGCTATTCGGCGGCTTGAGCGGCCGGTGCGTCGAGCGTCCATCCCTTTTCATTGTCGAAGCGCATCGGTCGGGCCTCGGCCGAATGTATCTCAACGCTCGGATTGTAGTGCGACTGCTGCATAAGCGCCCGATTTACTAGATTGGTCCAATCCTCAATTTCGTGCCCCCATCCCGGTATCATGTCCATATCGGTCGAGAATGTGAGGCTTATTACTGCGCGCCGCTTTGCCATGACCTGCCCTTACTCCGTTCGAAAGATTTCCCCTCCCCATATTTAGGCGGCGGTTACGGCGACTGCCTCTGCCGGCAGGTCGCCGATTTCATAGCCGCCGACCTCATCCGCGGACCGATAGACCTCTAGCGCGGCCAGTTCTGCCGTGCCTTCGTCCTGTGCCGTGACTTCGATCTCGAACCGCTGCGTAACGTGGACTTCGACCACGAATTTGCGCGCCTCTGCCTGCATGTTCGTCTCTCCTCATGTTGATGGCGGAGTTCCCGTCTGCCCTCAGATCAGCGTCGGCGACAGCGCCGCAACACCGTCCTCGACGTTGCGGACCACGGCCGCATATCCGCCGGCCTCGCGGACCGTCTCAACGAAGCGCGCTTGCTCCGGCGTCGTCACCACGCCCGGCGTCTTGATCTCAAGCGCCGTAAACACCGCTACGCGCCGGCCGATCATGTCTGCCGTGACCACGACGGGCGTCCAGCCGATCACGTCGGATGAACCCTTGCACAGACCCGCGTGCAGCGGCCTAGGATTGGCGAGCGTGACACTATCATCTGTCTTCCGCACGACGCGGCCGACCCAGCCAACGCCCACGTTCTGGCGGAACAGTCGTGCGCCAGCTTTCGACGCTGCTTTAAGCAGCGGGTTCGTAATATCCCGTTCCTGCATAGCTTCCTCTACGTCTGGTTTGGTCCCAACCACTACCAACGCTTTTGTGCTGCTGCTTGCTCTTCAACCCTCCTATTTCTGGCCGTCCAAAGATGCGCAGCCCATTCGACCGGCTTTGAATACCCGCGGGCCTTGCCGACTTTCACGAGATCTTCGACGCTTTCGCAGTCACGCTCCTGCTGCGCGCGGAACGCCCGAAGAGCGGCCTTATCGACCGGCTGCAACTCGTCCTCCGTCTCCTCGGGCATGCGGCCGTCTTTGGTCGGGTACGGCTCGCCGCAGAACGTGCAGACCATCGAGTTGGCCGCGGCGGTAGCAAAGCAGTTCGGGCACACCCTGATCGGAGCCGCCGCGGCCTCGCCCTTCTTCTTCTTGGTCTTCGCCCGCGGTGCTAGCTGCCACTCGCGGTCGTCGTCGGGCAGGCCGTGGGTCAGGAGGTTGCCGGCATGATCGAGGATGATCGCAGGATCGTCCTTCGGACGCAGCGCCCGGCCGACCTGTTGCATGTACATTGCCAGCGACTTCGTGGGCCGGGCCATGCCGACGCACTCAATCGTCACGTCCTGCCCCGCCTGGGCCGCGAGGTCATAGCCCTCGCCGAACAGGTTGACGTTCGTAATTACGTCAAGCTCGCCTAAGGCCATCGATCTAGCCGCAGACCTGCGAACATCAGAAGGATCGCTGCCGTCAAGATGCACAGCCGAAACGCCGGCAGCACGGAAGGCGGCGGCGACATGCTGTGAGTGTCGAATGCTAACACAAAAGTAAACAGCGCGCTTACCATGAGCAAGGCGCCGATAATGAGATACCATGTCGCCGACCAAGACATCGGTGTTCATCTCCTCTTCTAGCTCTTCTGTCTTGTAGTCGCCCGCTCGCGTCGAGAGCGATGCCAGATCCGGCACGCTTGGCGCGAACGCCTCGTACTTCGACAGATAGCCTTGCTCGATAAGCCACGACAGCGAAGGCCCGCGGACCATGTCGCCGTACAGTTCATCGAGCCCCTTGCGATCGAGGCGTTCCGGCGTCGCCGACAGGCCAATGATCTTGGAACCACCAGCGCGCGCCCAATTGATGGTGCGTGCCCAGGTCGGGGAGCAGCTATGGTGCCCCTCATCCACGAAGATCACGGTTGGCATGCACTCGCGCGGAACGCGGTCGAGGCGTGATTTCAGCGTGTCGATGCCGCAGACTTGCGCCGGGGCGTAGGGGTTCCACCGTCTGCCGGCAGCGATGAATGCGTGATCGACGCCGACGCGATCCAGCGTTTTGCTCGTCTGATCCACGAGAAAATCGCGGTGGCAGACGAACCACGGCCGCTGCCCCTTGGACACGGCCGACTGCATCATAAACGACGACAGCACCGTCTTGCCGCCGCCGGTCGGAAGCTGGACCAGAACCGCATCATGCACGCGGAGCTTGGCGCGGGTCTCCGTCACCATGTCCGCCTGGAACGGGCGCAATTCGATCTTCTGCGCCTTGGGGACGAACAGGCTCATCGCCGCGCCTCCACGAACTGACCAACCGGCAGATCCTGCCCGCAGCACGGACAGGTTTGCCCGTCGAGGATGTCATGCAGGAGATCGCGGCTGATCTTACGCGCGTCGCACGCCTCAACGATGCGTTGATTGTACTGCGGAGGAATGTTGCCGAAGTTTCCGCGCGCCCCTGTTCCGTTCCATCGCGATACAACGGCAGGATCGACGCCAATAGCGGCGGCTAAGTTCTTATTACCGCCGTTGTATTTAACCGTGTTGTTCTTGGCGCGCCAGTCGCACAACTCTTTCTTGTCCGCGAATAGCTCGCAAAGCTTATCAACCCTTGTTTTCATCCGTCTGCCTCCGTGGCCCGCGGCGACCGTAGCACGCGCTTGACATCATGTCATCAAACGTGAATGGTGGCTTCGGGACCAAGCGAGAGCGACCATGTACGTGGTGCGATGGAACGAACATGCCGAGGCATGTTCAATAGCATATCTGACATTAGATGAAGCTATCCACCACATTCGGGAACTTTTGCTGTTCTGTATCCCCGCATCGGTGGAGATCAGCAAGTCATGACGCCCGGCATTCACCTGAACATATCCAACGAAGACTACCACGCCGGACCCGGCATCTCTAAGTCCGGTCTCTGGACCATCGCGACCAAGACGCCCGCGCACTATCGCTTCGGCGAACGCAAGGACAGCGCCGCATTCGACCTGGGCACAGCCGCGCATCTCGCGCTGCTTGAGCCGGATTTGTTCCACGTCAAGGCGATCAAGGGGCCGGCAGACAGGCGCGGCAACAAGTGGAAGGACGCCGAGCTTCACGCCGACGCCAACGGCTGGCTGCTGCTGACAGAGGGCGATTACGAGCGGGCCGAGCGCATCCGCGACAGCGGCGAGCGCAACGCCACGCTGCGGGATCTCCGGCGCGGCGCGCTGGTCGAGGCGTCAGGGTACGCGATCGACGCCGAAACCGGGATGCTCTGCCGCTGCCGGCCGGACGCCTACAACGCGGCGGCCGGTGTCATCCTGGACCTGAAGACCACGCCGGACGGCGGGCGCGAGGCGTTCAGCCGGGCGAGCGCGAATTACGGCTACCACGTGCAAGAGGCGTTCTACACGGATGTGTGGAAGAGCGCGGCCCGATACCCAGCGCGGCCCGCGACATTCGACGGCAGGGCGTTCGAGGTGGACGCCTTTGTCTTCGTCGTGATCGAGAAGACCGCGCCGTTTCTGGTCTCCTGCTACGAGCTTTCCCCCGCGGCCGTGGACGAAGGGCGCGAGACCTACAAGCGCGCTCTCGAAACCTACGCGCGGTGTGTCGGGCGCGAGGATAGCAAGATGCTCGCGCCGGACGAGGCGTGGCCCGGCTACCCGGAAGACCCGGAGCCCCTGGACATCCCGCCCTGGGCTTACCGCAACACGATCCGCCCGCAGGTTGAGGCTTAGCTGTGGGCGAGATCGCAGACGAGGTGATCGCCGGGGACCGCACTCAGGAAACCGGCGAGATCATCGACCATCGCGAGATCAAGGCGGCTCGCAACCGCCGCCGAGCGGCCCGCCGTAAGCGCGCCAAGGCCCGCAAGAAGGAGAGCCAATCGTGAGCAACCTGCCGGCCAAGACCGAGAACATCCAACGCATCGGGTCCGAACTGGTGCGCGCGCAGGAGCGCTTCGGCGAACTCCTGCCCAAGAACATCCCGACGCAACGCTTCGTCGGGCTGGTCAAGTCGGCGCTCAACGGCAACCCGGAGCTTCGGGAATGCACGCCGAAGAGCATCGTCGCCGCGTGCGAGAAGGCGGCATCAGACGGCCTGCTGCTCGACGGTCGCGAGGCCGCGCTTGTGATCTACAACAAGCGCGAGCGTCAGGAAGACGGCTCGTTCGTGACCGTCGCCCGTGAGGCGCAATATATCCCCATGGTCGCGGGAATGCGTCGCCGGATCTACAATTCCGGCCTTGTGTCTGTGCTAGAAACCGGCATCGTCTACGATGGCGAAATGAAGGAAGGGCTGTTCGAATATCAGGCCGGTTCCGACCCGCGACTTATCCACCGCCCGCTCCTCACGGGCGAACTCGGAGAACCTGTCGCGGTCTATTCCGTCGTGACCATGAACACCGGGCACAAATCCATCGAAGTGATGCGCTGGTCTGAGGTTATGCGCATTGCGGCGCTACAGTCCAAGAACGTCGCCCGGTATGACGACAAGAAGAAGGGCATTCGCAAGGGCGATCTCGTGGGGATCTGGGCGCAGCACACCCACGAGATGGCGCGCAAAACCGTGCTGCGGCGGCACTCCAAGCAACTGCCGTTTGATAGCGCGACGGCCGCCATGTTCGAACGAGTGGACGGGCTTTATCGTTCTGAGGGCGAGGAGATCGACCACGACGAGACCGAAGCCCCGCAGGATGGCGAGACAAGCCCGCCAGCGGCCGGCAGGAAGAAGGAGGGCGGTGGCAAGGCCGCTCTCGACAAAGCCCGCCAGGAGCGCGCCAGCGCCGCGGCGGCCACAAGTTCGCAGACCTCCGAGCCCGAGCGCTCCGAGGATGTCGAAGACCTCGAACCCGTAGGGGCCGAGGATGGGACCGACGAACGAGAGGATGATAGAATCTGATGGCACGCGAAAAGGGCTACGTCGTCACCGTGAAGATGTTTCTCCCGGTGAACCCGAAGAGCTTGGAAGACACGAAGGCCAAGGCCGACGCGATCTATCAGGCGCAGCAGTCGAACGACCTCAACGGACTGGCCGCGGCCGGCGCTGACGTGATGAAGGTCGATCACCGCTTCACGAGCCGCGCCAAGGCCGAGGAAGAGACCGAGCACCCCGAGGCGGAAACGGCCGAGGAAATCGCCGATCAGGCGGCCGGCGAAGTCGAGGATAACGAGGGCGGCCGTGCCCCCGAGGAGGAGCCCGCAGGGCGCCGCCGCCGCGCCGCGTAAAAATCAGCCCGCACGGTACTTGACCTCTTGTCAACAACCGTGCGGGCGTCTATGCATCGTGAAGGGGCTAGACCCCTGAACCGGTTGGGACCGACGCGATGACCTCATACCTCGATGATCTTGACCTCGAAGCTCTGATTGACTCTTGGCACGACGGCTATTTCTCCCGCCACGACGGCATCGACACGCCGCCGGCCTGCCCGCATCTCGCGCGGGAATGGGAGCTTGGTCGCAAGCAGTGGCTGATCGACCGCGCCGCGCCGCCGGTCGCCATGCCGGAGCGGCCGGAGGGCTACTATCACACTCGCCCGGATGGGGATTGCTGACACGCCCGGCGGGGCTACGGCCCCGCTCTCATAGCTCTTGCGTGGATGGGACCAGCGCAATGTGCAAGACGTGCCGCGAATGCGGACGGCCGTTCACGGCCATGAACAAGGGGCGCGGCAGCGCGCCTATCTTCTGCTCGAAGCCCTGCAAGAAGACTTTCTCGAACCGGCGGATGCTCCGCGGCTCGCAGCTCTATGACATGTTCATGCTGCTGCGGTACGAGCGCGGCCTTGCACAGGTGCGCGGCCTCTGGGCTCTGACGTGCGAGCTTGCCCGCCAGTGGCGGGCCGAGGACGTGAGCGAGCGCGGCGGCCGGCAGTCCTGGCGAGCCTACGACGAACTGCACGCCGGGCTTGCCCCGCTCCGCGTCGTCGTCATGCAGACGGCCGGCGCGGCGGCCGGGCGGATCGCCGTCGAGAACAGCATCGCCGCCCGGAGCCGGGCCGCCTAGTGCGACCGGCTCGCCTTTGTCGCATCCGTCAGGCTGTCGATCTCCTCGCACAGCCGGCGGGTACTATTGCGCCTGTCTTCGGACGCCTCGCGGATCGCGCGGGTTTCGTCCTCGTGGGCGCGGACCAGTGACTTGATCCCGTCGTTGAGCCCCTGAAGCTTTTCCAGAAGCTGCATCCCGAAATGCTCGCCGACCATCATGCCGGCGAGGTGCGCCATGCTGCCCGCGCCGATTGAGGGGACCGGGTCTGCCGGCCTCTCTGCCGACCCCTTCTTGATGCCCAGAACAGCAAGGACGATCGCGCCGAATCCGCCGGCCCCCAGCAGGGAGACGGCGATATCAGCGTAACCCTTAAGTTGCTCGGGTGACAGCATAGCGTGCCGGTGGCCTCTTACCGAACGAACCTTCCTGCGCCATGTCGTAACCAGTGCTCAGGATGCACCAGCCCTCAAAGGCGAAGAATACGCCGTAGTACCACAGCCCCGGCGGAAGCTTTGTGCCCGTGGCATGCCCGCCCATGTACATGAGCGAACCAATCAACAGCCAGAATGTCCCGCCCATGAAGGCGCCAAAGCACCGGACGATGGGCGTGCGCCGCCACCAGCCATTGATATACAGACCGACAAGGCGGACGCCGGCACACAGGATCGCCACGAGGCCCCAGGTGCTTTCATCGGCAAGCGCCTTCATCACGATATACGTCGGCCCGTCGAAAAACTCCTCCGGGCTCACCATCTTGTACCCCCAGACCAGCAGGAGGCAGGACAGCATCCACTCCGTCGAGCGGGTGCGGTTAAGAGGAGACTTGTAGTCGAGCATCGGGGCGCCTTCCGTGCGGGTCTCGCTCAGCGGGCGAGACCCGCAGCGGCTTGGCTTGCTGCCGCGGCCGCAGGGACGCCGCTGACGCGCTCTGTAGTACGGAACGCGCCAAGACCCAGGATGCCCCCGAGAACTACCATTAAGTCGTTGATGGACAGGGACGGGGCGACCGGAATGGCGCAGCCCACCAGAGCGTTGATGAGATTCGTGGTCCACGACAGAACCGGGGCCAGCACGAACTGGTAGCCGAAGCCGGCCGCGCAGATCCATCCGACAGACGGACGCCAGCGCGCGGAGAACCGATCGTTGCCTTGCGCCTCTGCGAGGTTGATCGAGGCTTGTGACTTGGCGATCTCGGCCGTGGCCGTGACCAGCGCGATTTCTCGCGCGGCAAGGGCCTTCTCGACTTCGGCCTGCGCCGCCGCCTTGGCGTTCGGATCTGGCACGAGCCGATCGACCAGCACCTTGGCGGTGTCCGCCACCGTAGGCAGAGCCGCGCCGATCGCCGGGCCGATCCCGCCCGTCACGACGCCGCCGAGGATAGTACCGAGGATGCCTGCGGCCATGGCCTTACGCCTTGTTCTGAGCGGGGAACGCGGCGCGCAGGCGGTCCGCCATGCGCTGCCACACGGTGCGGGTGTCCGGCGGCGCAGCGGGCACCGTGAACGATGGCGCGGCCGGGATCGGAACTACAGCGCTCTCGGGGTGCGAAGGAGTCGGCAGGGGCTTCGGCTCGGCGACGACCACGGGGGGCAGCTTGCCGACCGCCAGGACCTTGGCAAGCGCGGCCTCGACGGCTTCAGGCCGAACGAGCGCCTTGTTCACGCCGTCACCCGCATAGTAGCTCTGCCCGCGAGCGAGCGCCCGCTTGCCATTGAACACCGCAGCCAACACCGGGAACGACGCCCACTCCTGGGCAATCCCCAGCCCGAACGCCTGGGCCGACATGCTGCCGGCCACGAACTTCAGGTACCCGCGCCGCTTCAGCAGCTCGAACCCGAGACGATCCTGTAGCGCCGGAGAGAACAAGTCGTCGCCTATCAGAACCAGCGTCTTGCGCAAGTCCTGAAGCGTCGCGGTCATGAACTGGTATCGGCCGCACGCCGAGGAGCCGAAAGCTTTTGTCCGGCGCGGCCCGTCAGCGATGACTTCGGCCAAGGTCATCGAGGTAAGCGGCTTCGGCATCTGCGACATGCGGTTGTCATAAACCGTGTCGTACCCCTTCGGGGCCTCGAAGCTCGCGATGAAGCTCAGAAACCCGAGGGCCGGGGCTGGAATGATTTCGGCCATATCCCGTACTGCCCTCGCTTGCGCCGGGGAGGGCGCGGAGGGGCGCAGATCTGCACCGTTCCGACGCCCTCCCACCTGACGGGGGCGCAGAACGTGCCGGCGTGAGCATGACTAGAGACGGCAGTAACTAGCGGCAAAGCTAGTACAACCGCCGCCAATGAGGCGACGCCGACAGTTCTCATGGTCCCAACCACATCACCCGTCTAGGGTCCTGTGCCATGGCGGGATTCCGTCGGCAAGAGCAGCACAGGCGAGAGCGATGTATAATGGCGCGCCTTGCACAGACCATGCGTTGGGGAATTTACGCCGCACCCAAGGGCGCGCGCGGCGTCGTGTAGTGTCCAGCCGTGACGCTCGCGCATCACAGCCAGCCAGCAACGAAATGCTTCAGGTGTCATTGCGGCTCCTCGTCAATTGATATTGACATCAATCGCGTTCCCATTCGTTGACGGCGCGTCGCATCAGTTCTGCCATGCGGGCGCGCGCCGCGACAGCACGCGCCACGGTCTCGGCCCGGCTCTCACGGCCGCGTCGGGTCATGCGCGGGGCGAGGCCCCGCGGTAGCGGCGGAAGAACAGGCTTCTCGCCGTAGGGGTTGCCGGTCTGATCGTGCGCCACGATCAGCGCGCCAGGACGTGGATCAGGCGCAGGAGCTTGGCGAATGCGGCGACCGCATCGCCTCGGCTCTCGTATTCACGGATGACGCGACCGGCGCGCAGCAGTTTGCGCCCATCGAGGCTGTAACCGAACATGTTGTGTCTCGCGTTGTCCCAACAACACGAGCACCATACATGCACGGATTGGTGAGTCAACCACCAAACCGTTCGCGGCGTTACTGGTCGCGCGTGTCGCCGAACGACCGCCTGCTAAACAGCAGATCCCGCGTCTTGAAGTCGCCTTGCTCCAAGCCCTGCCAGACGTTCGACGCCGTGCTGACGCCCTGGCCGAGCGGCAGGCCGAACGTGTAGCCCGCAAGCTCTGCCGCGCGCTTCGCCATCAGCCGGCCTTCCACGTCTTCGCCGTGAAGCTTCTTGTTCGCGTCCTGTGCCAGCCGCGTCGCAAGCTCGCCGAACCGGGCCAGCGGCGACATCTGGTAAGCGAGCCCGCTATCGAGCGCGCCGCCAATGTCCCGCAAAAGCGGCACGGACATCATCGGGTACAGCGACGCCTTGCGGAACGCCCACCACGCCCACCCCTCGTCATCATCCTTCCACTTGCCCACCAGCGCGTCGGCCATGATCGCCGGCACGATGACGAGGAACACGGACCGCGCGAGCAGATGGGGTATATCCTCGTATTCACCATCGCGCATCATGATCCGGGTGTCCCGGCCGAGCGCGCGCAACCTGTTATAGTACAGGTTAAAATACGAGTAGAACATGGTGTAGACTTGCAGGGCTTCGTTCTTGTTGCCCATGATCGATGACAAGTCTTTGGCCGCGCCGGACCCTTGCGTCAGGCGCACCGCCCGGTCGCCCGCGCGGATCGCCCCGGCCTCGTCGGTCGGGTATGTGGCGATGTGCTGGTTGTACGCGCCCAGCCATGTCGGCGCGGCCACCGCCCGGTCCGCCATGGCCGTGCCCCAGAACGCGAACTTCTTGAACTGGTCCACCGCCCCCGTCTTGCCCTCAAGCCGGGCGAGAGCGGAGCGAACGTCGCGGTCTAGGTTGTTCGTCCGGTCCCGCATCTCGCCGGACTTCGCCGTGATCGTCTCCCATGTCTCGATGGGATGCCGGATCGTGGCCGCCAGCGCCGAGCCCATGAAAGACGGCTTGACCATCTCCATGGCGTTCGACCATCCGGCAAGCTGTGACAGTGCCGTCGTCAGCCTGAACCCCATCGCATATAGGGAGATGTTCGCCCTCGCCCCCGACATCAGGCGCGCGATCGATGCGTTTGCCGGCGGCTCCCCGCGGTCCTTCGCGATCCGGTCCAGCCATTTGTACATCTCCTGATACACGGGCCGCCCCATGGTCTCGATCAACGTCCGCTGAAGCTCCGGGTCGGAGATCAGCTTCAGTGTGTCGCGGACCGGCTCGCGATGGGTGATATTCTGAATGGCCTTGTCGATATGTCCGGTTAACGCGCGCAGATCCAAAAGGATCGGTCGGGAATAATTGTCTACGCGCGCCTTGGTGAACCCGTGTGCAACGGCCGGGCGGCTGAATGTCGAGTTGTCGAATTGCGCGTCAATCTCCTTATCCGAGCGCTGCATCACGTCGAACGCTTGAGCAGGATCGTACACGATCGGATAATATCCGCCGTTG